CTGTCAAAGGTAGCTACCTGCTGGTTCGAACCCGAAAACCTCATGGACGCGGAAGTGTTCAAGGAGGCACAGGATTGGATTCAGTGGGTGGTAACCGACAAGAAGCGGGGGCTTTGCGAAGACCCACGTGGTCACATTAAATCCACTCGCGTCACCCGTAGCGTGCCTAAGTGGTGCGCCATCCAGCGCCCGCACGAGGAATACGACCACCCGAACGAGTATGAGCGGGCGGCCAATTACTTGGCAGCGCACCCACACCTCAAGGGGGTAGATTCCAGGTTGGTGGTCGCTTCCCAGCGCGTCTCCCGCGCGGGCGACTTCATCGGCTCCGACAAGGCCGATTGGGAGATGAACCCCCTCCTACGTTGGACCTTCCCGGAAATGATATGGCCGAGTACGAATAGATTACCATACGGCCACTGGAGTAACCTTGATTATTCCCTACCTGGTCGTCTTCAACCGACGCTGGCTGACGGCTTCTGTCGCGCGGTTGGAATGGAAAGCGCCGAACAGGGGGGCCGCGCCGAGGGGATTATCTACGACGACCTCATCGGTGACACGAACTACCAATCTGAAACAGAATGCCACAAAGCTAGGACTTGGTTCCGTTCCAGTTCACAGCTTCTAGAGAACTCCGACTACCGCGATCCTCGCGGCGGGTTCATCCTCGTTTGCGAGAACCGCTGGGGGTTAGATGAAGTCAACTCCCTTATCCACGACGAACTCTATGATTGGGCGATTTGGCGCCGCGGTGCTTACCGTTGTTATGTCCATGGTGCTGGTAATTGTGGACGCTGGGGTTCGGACGAGGCGCGCGAGTGCGGGTTTACTGAGGAACCGCTTTGGAAGGGGCGCTACCCCACCAACGAATCCCTCATTAACGTCGCCCGTGACAAGGGCGCCGAAATCTTCGCCACCCAATGGCTAAACGACCCGTCAAGTGTGTCCGAGTTAGACGCCTCCAAGTTCAAGGACTTCATCCTAGAGGTGCAAGCCCACGAAGGAACTCGCCAATGGGTAATAATTATCCCGCCCGCGAAGCCCGGCGAGAACCAGGAAATCATTCCAGTGAAGCAACTGGAGCCGCATATCGTGTCAATCGACCCAGCGACGAGCAAGGACAAGAACTCCTGCCGGATGGCGATTTCGTGGGTCGCCCTCGACCGTGCTACGATGCGAAGGTTCTGGCTCGAATGTCACGCAGGGCGATTCGGGGAAGATGATGGAATCACTCAAGCGTTCAACGTCATCACGGACGTTCAGCAGAGGACTTCGGTTGATCCTAGAGTGGTTACTGAAAAGGTGGCTGGCCAGGCATTCGTCGCGCCCGCCCTACGTTGGCGGTCCGTTGCCGCCAAGAAGCCTATCCGACAGGTCGAACTCGTACCCCCCGCACACGGCGTCGCGAAAGACGACCGCATTCGTAGACGTATCTCCAACATCGCAAACCAGGGATTACTATACGTGCGCGCCGGTCTTAACCTCCCCCGCTCGGAAGCCCGCCACTTCCCAACCGGGTCCAAAGACGCCTTAGACTCCTTCGCGCAAGCGGAGGAAGTGTTCCAGCAGATTTTCTCAACGACCTCCTCCACCCAATCCGCCCGCGCACGAAAGCGGCGTAGGCAAGCTAGAATCTCCGCCGCCGGCAGGACGGGAGCACCTTTATGAACGAGACTTTCCAGAGCGCGAACCCGCAGGATTACAACCCGAAGATCGACCGGGCAGCCATCGACGCCGCGCAGCCGGTGTCCTTCAAGATCGACATTGATGAGAAGCACCGGCAACACTTGGAACGTTACGTCTCCGATGAGTTGGTCAACTGTGACAAGGAGCGGGAGGCGCGGTTGGAGCGTTACCGCACCTGGCGGAAGACGTTGAGCGGGCTGCGCCCCGCGGCGCCTTACCGGCGTGGCGTATCGAACTTAAGCGTCCCGCTGTCTATCTGGGCCTGCTCCGCCATGCGAGGCCGTGTTATCCAGGGGGCGCTGCGTACGCGACCTCTGATCACCGCGTTCTGCCCCGGTACCCTCACCGCGGAAGACCTCGGCGGCACCGATCCCAACCACGTCGCGAAGGCGCTTGCTAAGTTCCTCGAAGCAGACTTCCGCAACCCGCTTGGGTTAAACGGGGATTCCTCGTGTGGCTCGGCAGCCGCAGAATTCGTTAATCTCGGCACCGCAGCCATTAAGGTTGCCATGCCTCCCGACCGCGTGCTGATGGTTTACAACCCCAACAACGGGGAAGGTGCTGAACAACGCGAAGCCGGGAAAATCACCATCGACCAGATTTGCCTTGACGATCTCATCGTCACGGACGGCTTCGGCACGAACACTCAGGAAATGCCGCTGGTGGGGCACTATTACGAAACCACCTGGGCCGACATCAAGATGTGGGAGAAGATGGAGCACTTCGACGGGGACGCCGTGAAGCGGGTCTCCACTCACTATGATGGGGTTGACGCCGACAGGCCCGCGCCGCTTCGCAACCATCGTCTCGCGGAACTCTACTTCTCCTTCGTTACGAAGGAAAACAAGCTTCCCTGTGCGTTGATTGTGACCTGGCACCGGGATGCGAAGATCGCGTTGCGGATCGCGTGGAACCCCTACCCGCGCGGCGCGCGTCCAATTTTCACCTCGCACTTCGATCTCCCACCCACCTCAAATATGGCCTTTGGACAGGGCGTTTGCGAGAAGTTGGAAGGCGTCCAAGACGAGATTGACACGATCCATAATATCGGGATTGAGAGTGGAAAGCGCGCCGCCGCTAACCTCCTCGTCTTCAACCCGAACTCCGGCACCCTCGAACAGGACCTCGGCGGTGACGAGACCGTCCTTCCTGGCGAAACCGCGGGCGCCGATCATCCAATGGAGGACATCAACTCTGTCCAGTTGGGGAACCCTCAAGGTGTTGGCATCACCATGGAACTCGAAGCGCAGTCGTTGCGGTATGTGTTCCGGATGCTCGGGTTCGATGAGAGTGGTCTCGGGCAGGTCGAAAGCGGCAAGCGCGTCCCAGCTTCGCTAGGTCTCTCCGCCAAGCGTGACGGCCGCATCGTCGCCGTCGAAGCCATCAACAACTTCGCTAAGATGATCAACGACGCGATTCACCTTGTGCTCGCGTTGAACGCGACGCGGCTTTCTAGTGACATCCTCCTCGCGGTCCTCAACGAGGAAGACGCCAGAGCGGTCGCCAACGTCATTGCGTCGCTAGATGAACGTACCATGCGCTCGCAGTTCGTTATCTCGGTAAACGCAGTTGACGCGGCCGCCGCCTCCGAAGAGCGCAAGCAGGAACTTCTCACTCTCCAGCAGTTCCTCATGGGCTACTACCAGCAGCTACTGCAATACGCGCAGATGGCCGCACAGATGCCGCCTCCGTTCCGTGACGCCCTCGTTGCCATGATGACGAAGATCGAGAACGGCTTCCGAATCCTGCTGTCCTCCATCGACTCTATCCCCAACCCGGATGAAGTCATCTTCGAGGTCGCTCAGTTGGAGAAGTTGCTGAAGTCCATCGCGCCAGGGATGCCAACCGGGGCGCCCCCGACGCCGATGGAAACTGACCTAGGAGCAGGTGTTGCGTGAGTACCACGTTAGACAATGACCTTCTACGTATTCTCGTCCCCCGCAAGGGGCGCCTCCTGTGTCATAAACCCAAGCCCATTTCGGAGGATGGGCCGCACAAGTTGCAGAGTGGCCTCTACGCCCCCGCGCAATCCGAATCCCGCCGCCGCGAATTCGGAATGAGTGCCATGGTGTTGAAGGTCCATCCCGACGATCTCCACGGGATAGCCCCCGGTGACGAGGTTATCGTTGGCGAGTTCACGGGTAACCCTGTCTACCGTCATCTTGAAACCCCGTACTGGATTATCGGCGAAGGAGATGTCATGGCGACCGTAAATAGAGACGCCGAATGAAAGCCCGCCCCTACCCGAACACCCTCTCCCCTGGGGAGTTGGCTGTCCAGATTCAAGAGTTCGAAGACTCCCAGCTCTGGCGGGAGATCGTAAGTGAGCTAGAGAAACCCCTAGGTCCCATTACCCGTGTCCTCGAAGACCGTAACCGCAGCATAGAGGAAATCCGATTTGCACAGGGTGAACTTTATCGCGCAAAGCGTGCTATACTGGTTCTTGAGGACATCAAAAAGCGGAGTTCTCGATATGAGAGCCTCCCGCAGGAGCGCTGATGCCTGATCCCGAGAATCTAGAAATCGACGCGTCTAAGCCCCCGGAGACCCCTCCGGCTCCCAGCATCGTGGATGTAGCGAAGGAATTCGCTGCGCAGTTGACCAAGGCCCTCCCGCAGGCGCCTACCCCGATTTCCGCGGCTTCCCCGGCCGCCATCGATTGGGACGCCGAGCACAAGGCGGCTAAGGCGCGCGTGGACGAACTCGCCGCTGAGGGCAAGGTCGGCGAGGCCAACGAACTCTGGACGAACTACGTTCTCCGGCGGAACTCCGCCTCGCAGGGTGACGCTGCCTCCAATCCCGTGGTTATCTCCCAGCTTGAAACCGTCAAGCGCGAAGTCAAGCGCGACAACGCGCGGGCCTTTGAGTTGTATGGTGCCGAGATCCAGGCCGAGATCGACCGGCTCCCTCTCGGGGAGCGGCTTTCACATACCTCTTGGGAAGCTGCGCTACAGAAGGTCCAGGGCCGCCATCTCAAGGACATCCTCGCTGAGGAAGAGAAGCGGTGGAACAAAGAGCGCGCTGTCGCGCCAGTCGCCACGGCTCAGGGTTCTCGCGGTTCTCGTCCCGGCGCCTCCGGTGCCGCGGCCGGTAACGACGACGGCCTCGACGACAACGAGCGCGGCGTGGCCGTCTCTCTTGGCGTTTCCCCGGTGAAGTACGCCGAATCCAAGAAACTCATGGAAGATTACAAGCACGCTGACGGTAACTTTAAGGACGTGCCTCTAACCTCCACCGGCGCCCGTATTCAGCCGGGCCAGTTTTAAGGAGCCGCACGATGCCTTGGCTTGAACCTAATGCGATGGACGAGTTCGGGGTCCCGTTTCAGGACCCTTCCCGGCACTACCGGTGGCTGGCCTCCGACCCCAAGAAGCTACGTAGGTGGCTCCTTCAAGGCCGCTACGAACTCGAATGCGGTCCTACTGTAGAGACGACAAAGGAACTCGCGGTTAAGCTGTTCGGCCCCGCGGGGGAACACATGGTCTCCGATTCTCTGAATCGTATCACGTCGCACTCCGGTGACCACTACCTCGCGTCTATCCCCATGGAAGAGTACCTGCGTCGTCGCGAAATCATCGCGTCGATGTCGCGTGATCGGCTCTCGAACGCCGAAGATGCGTATTTCGACGCCGCCTCGCGAACCCCTCATGTCCGCCCCTTCAAGCGCGAGGTCGAGGAGATCGAAGACCGAAAGAAGTTTGTTTCCAGAGAGTCCACTAACCGCGTCGGGTATTCCGGCGCCGCCACTAGTTAACAGGTAGGAGCCACCCGTGCCCCCGACTAATACTACCTCTTTTGCCAGCCATCTCGCGCCTGGGTTCCGCGAGGTCATTAACCTCCGTCTCTCGGGGCGCCAGGCGTACTACTCGCAGTACTACCGCGTTGAGACCTCGATGCGGAACTACGAGGACTGGCTGGTGGGAACTACCCTTCCCATCGCTGTCGAGAAGCCCCAGGGCATCGACATCCAGACCTTCGACCCTCTTGAGGGTAGCACCAAGCGTCTGTCTCACAAGACCTACGCGATTGGGTGCGAGATCACTGAGGAAGCCCAGGACGACGACCTCTACAAGGGGAACGGCAGCGCCCTCGCTGACACGCCGAACTCCATGGCCGACGCGCTCGCTGAGCGGGTTGAGCTAGAGGCGCATCTGCCCTTCCTGGCGGGTGGCTTCGACGGGACCACGTTCACCGTGCTTCCCGACAGCTCCGGTTTCTTCGCGACCGCTCACGCGCCGATTACGGGCGCCCAGGGCGTTTCGCAGGCCAATCGCCCCGCCGTTGACGTTGACCTCAACATCACCTCCTTCCGGGCCGCGCTGACGCAGTTCCGGAAGTACAAGAACGACCAGGGAATGCGAGTTCCCGGGTACGTCTACCCCACCAAGATGTTCGTTCCTCCCGACCTTGAGTGGGATGCCAAGGAAATTCTCGGCTCCGTCAACCGTCCCGACACGGCCAACCGCGTCGAGAACGTGACGAAGGACGAGGTTAGCTTGGTGGTTGACCCGTACCTCTCGGACGACACGGACGAGTGGCTGCTTCGCGCCGAGAAGCATCACGCGATCTTCCTGTGGAGGAAGCGCCCGGTGTTCGATTCGTTTGACGACCGGAAGGCGCGCGTAGCGATCTTCGTTGCGCTCCAGCGGTTCGGTTTCGGGCCCATCCACTGGCTGGGCTGGTTTGGAAGTCCGGGCGGTTAAGTAATCGTGAAAGCCGGGGAGGGCATGTCGTTCTCCCCGCTCTAGTAACGTAGTAAAGGAAATATCGTGGCCATTACCGTAGGTACAACTGACCGAATTCGTCCGTACTCTAGCTCGGGGGGAAAGGCTCCTGGCGTCCAGGTGCCGATGCTCATGGCGAACTCCGAGGTAATCACCATCGGAGACGTCATCGTCTTCTCGACCGGTAAGGTCGCAGACGGCAACACCGATCCCACGCAGGACACCATTGTCGGTGTCGCGATGGAGAACAAGACGGCCGCGGCCTCCGCGGGTGTAGATGACATCATCAACGTCGCGCTTGCGATGCCTAACCAGGTCTTCGTGGGTTCCCT